GCAGGAAGCCCATCCTCTTGCAATAGTTTCTGTTCTTCATCGTGTCCTAGTTTTAGGTAAGGCCTAACCCCGACCTTTGTCTCTTCAAAAGTAGAAACAATTGAATTTAAATCATCAATAGTGTATTCGTCGCCGTTCCATTCTCCGCATGAGAAGATCTCTACCCCAGCAATATTATTACCTGTTTTTAAAAACTTTTTAGGCATTATTGATCCTCCCTTGTATTAATTGATCCAGTTACATAGCTTGGCGTTCCGGTAGTTGCCTTAGCTCCGAGTGTTACATACTCCCCAGGCTGAAGTGTTACCTCTTCCATTCCACCGCCGTTGAAATGATGATCTATTTCGCCAGTATCTCCGAGATGACCAGTCCAAATTATTTGGTTCCTGTCTGAGAATGAAACCGTTGTCGCCGCCGTATCCCAAGTCGTAGCCGATACGGATGACGGAGACGCAAAATTAGGATTTCCAGCGAGTGTTCCGTTCTTAATCAAATAGTAAATAACCGGAGACGTGTGCTTAATCGCCCCACTCACAGATAAAAGATTGATAACTACCTGACTGGCTTTTCCTGCAAACACTCGATCATTCTTAATTGTGAATAATGCTTGGATGTTTGTCGCTCCTACAGTGGTTAGTGAGTTTTCATAACTCATACGATTTCCATGTAGCTTCTTATTTCCACCAATAAACCCAGCAAAGGACGCGCTACTTACAACTAGGTTCGTGGTTGATCCTGCCGAGTAAGCTGCCATTGTGAAAGGAAAAGAAGGATTTAAAACGTGTGGCTGAGTCATTGTGTTTGGATTATTGATTGAATGAACAACAACCCACGTCGGATTATTCCCACCCACGCCAGCAACCATTACTTTAAACACCACCGCACCAGCTCCTAGGTAGGCAATGTTGATCTGGAATAGGTTAAGCTTTGTTGGATCAAGTGTTATCCCACTTGCGCCTGTGCCATCGAGCTTATCACCGTTCCATGTACTCTGTGCAATGAAAGTGTCAGTGTTCGCCGTCCCAGCTCTTGTTTCCGCAAAGGTTCCCGCCGCCGTCGTCCCCGAAAGCGAGAAGGTTCCAGTTTTATCCCCAACGCTTCCATTGATAAATCTGACAGTGCTGCCAACCGCCTCCGCATTCCACGCGCCAAAGCTCCCTCGAGATATTTCCCACGCTGTTCGGTTCACGTTCGCACTATTCGTAACCGCCACTGTGTAGGCTGTTCCGCCAAGAGTAACAGTTACGTTCTCTGCTGTGCTTGAGGCTGTGTTAATGGTGAGTGTTTGAATTTCTCTTTTTCCACCTGAACTTTTTAAAATTCCGAAAGTTGTGTTCTGATACCCAAAGAAATACCCATCCTCTGCGTGTCCAAGTCCTGCCACCTGATAGGAACTCGCGACAGGAGTTGTGAACATGGCCGTAAATCTTCCAACCACGCCTTGCCCTGGTCGATACCGAAGCCGCTTCCTTGATTGAAGTGTAGCCGCTGAGTAGATCGTGGCCCCAGTCGCGCACTGAAATAGCGCCGTAGCTGATGCTGTAACCGCCCCAGTTCCCGTTACCGTCGTCTGTATCTGGGCCTCGTTCAGTTGATAAACCGCATCGGTCTGAAATATCGGCGTCAGGTTCTCTGTGTGAACCGCACCAAATGGCAGAATAGGATCGTGAATTGCCACTTCTAAATGACCTTCTGGAGTCGCTGCAATATCTGTAAAAGTTCCATCGTCGAGCAATCCTCTGATTGAAACCTTACCAATAATGTATTTGAAAATAGAATCAATCATGCAATTGCCGTCGTTCTTTTAGTTAATACGCTATCGGTCCATGTATAGACTTTAGTGATTGTTTTTAGAATTGTTGTTCCATCACTTTGAGAGTAAATCTTTGTTACTTCTTGAGTAGGTTCACCGATAGAATTGTAAGTCATATCAATTCTGAATATTCTATTAGCTGTTATTTGTGTCGCAGATGAATAGAACTCTACATTACCAATAGATCCATCAGAATTATAAGTCGGTTTCTGACTCTCTGTAGACCCATTGAATAGATCTAGATAAGCCTGAACTGTATCGCCTTCTAGAGTATTGTTTTCTGTGTTTAGATTTACCCTTGCTGCCTTATTGGTCAGACTTCCACCGCCGCGACCACCAATAGGACGAATAAAATTCCAGTTACGGTCTTTCTGGAATAACTCGTTGAACTCATTTAGAGCAACGTCGCCTGTATTACCTAAAGAATCTTCAGGCTTTGATTTAACTAGGTGAATTGACAACCCAGGATCGCCCTTTTCACCAGCGTCGCCCTTATCGCCTTTGTCTCCAGAATCGCCCTTTATGCCTTGCTTACCAGGGGAACCTTCTGGCCCTTGTTTGCCTTGTATTCCTTGAGGCCCAGCTTCACCCTTTGGACCTTGTTTGCCTTGATCACCTTTTGGACCCTGCGGACCGATCTCACCAATAGGACCTTGATCGCCCTTCGGCCCTTTCTGTACGAACTCTGTCTTGCCTGTGATGGGGTTAAATTTCTGATTCATTATCGAGCCGTTTATGTGTCAGTGATTTAACAGAAGTCTTTTCTTTATCGGAATAGATTGCCGTTGAAATCTGAAAATCTTTAGAATCCTTCTTGTAGGTTATGACTTCGGTCAACTCATCTGGGTACTGTGTCTCGAATTCTACGCCCGGGTCGGTTATCTCTGGTCGCTTTGGCTTCTGATCCATATCGAAGGTTGCAAATCCTTTACCCTTATTTTCTTCGATAAAAGTATCAATCGGCGTATTTCCTACTGTCTTACTTGGCTGAAACTCTTCAAACTTTGTAATAGGTATTAAAACAGATCTGCAGTTGAAGTGCATTGGTGGAGTTGGTGCCGTATCTTTAGGAAACTTCTTTCCATGTAAATCTCTACAAATATCCGATGTCTGTTTATCTAGAACTGCAGAATATTGATAACCAGTAACCACGCCAGAATCATTAAAGAAATCCTTCCGAGCATTGTTCATTACCTCTGTATGCTTAGTTCTAGCAAATCGTTCTATCTGTACTTCTGACATTTTCTTAAGTTCATCAGTTAGAATATTAGCTACAGCAGACAAAGGCTTTCCATCTTTAATTGCTGCAATCAATTCTTGGCGCGTTCTTTTCAGAATCCCGTACTCATAATCACCTACGAATTTAAATGCCTCATCCTCTATGACCTCTAGAAACTTATCTGTTGCGATTGGCTTCGCAAAGTTAGACTTGTAAAGCTCCTGACTGGCCTGAGATTGTGCATCTAAATATAGCTGATTAAAGCTTGCCTTAAGAATTTGTTTTAGTTCTTTCTTGTACTTCAAAGAAAGAGTGTCAATTCTCTCTGTGTTCTGTGATTGTAGAATTCTTTTTCTCTCTATTTGGTCGAATAGATCTATGACCATTTTTCTAACGACCTTTGCAGCATCATTCAAAATACTTTGATCATAGTCATTTAGCTTTGTTTCGATAGCTTTGAAATCACACTTCTTGTAATAATCCCCGGTAGGATGATCATAGACTTTACCGAAGGTTTTCTTTTCTCCTGAGTCTTCGTCCATCTTGTCTTTAATTTCTTTATTGTCTTTGTCCTCTAGCTCTTCTTTTGGATCTTCTTTACCAGGAATAGGTTGCCCTGGCTGTCCTGGCATAACTTGCCCAAATGCAGGCGCTGGTGCTTCTCTTTCAACATCGCCCTCAGGAAATTTCATAAGTTTTCTAAAGTGATTAATCTCATTGTCAGAAGCCTTATATAATTTTCCTTTAACAGCTTCTAGCCATGTCTTTGCAAGTTCCGTGGCCTGAGAATCATCCAAAGGTTTAAACTTAAACTTAGGATAAGACTCCATGAAACCATAATTGTAGACACAAATTGGCTGTATAAAGTGCTTATCGATTAATCCTTCAATAACCTTTCTTCTTCTCGCGATATGCTTAAAGAATAGGGCCATTTGTTCTTTCCCGAGCGCGAATGAGCCGGCGCCTATTTCAGCACCTGAAAATCCAAGAAGGTCAGGAATAAATAGAGACCTACCGATAAACATATTAAATAAATGAATGGCTTTAACATACACGTCCCCGTTGTTCTTTGCTTCTAGGAAGTCTACTTCTACTTCTTTCGGTATAGTGATCGCTGTCTTAGTCTGAAATCTTCTTAAAATCTCTAGCAGCCTTGTTGCCATATCAGGAGGCGCATTTTTATCATACCGGCCTACTGGGATAGGACTCGCTGCTTTTTCTAAAAAGATCGCCATATACTTAACGACTTGGCGTTTGGCAAACCAAGCATTGTAGGCTGTACGAAGGTCCGATTTACCGTATGGGTTTTGAAACTTTGGATTATTTATGTAGTGAAGTAATCGTTTAGGTTCTACAGAAATAGCTCCCTTAGATGTTGTCTGCTCATACTTTGTGACATTGCCATGATCGTCTTGATGGATAAGCCATGAATTAGGGTGCCTTACTTTTAACTGGCCTAGAGTTAACTGCCCGTCATCACTGAGTTTAAATATCTTCTCACCTAAAGAAAACCCGAACTCGATACCACTTAAAAGCTCTTCGATGTTTTGGTCAAACGGGACATCGCCCTTTTCAAAGAGTAATGCTTCAAGGTCATTTGCTAATTCTTCTTGTTCCTCATCGACGGGGACGATCATCCCACCATCGCCAACGATAAGATCCTTTTTAAGCTGAAGACAGATTCCGACCTGGTCATCATTGCACATATCCTCATAGATCGAGTAATCACCGGCCTTTTTCCATAAATCATCAGAGTTATAAGGAGCATCGTAAGAGTCTGGAACTAAAGATGATTTGGTGAACGTCTGCTCATCTGTTCCCGTGTAAAGATCTGCTAAAGCGTTTGATTTTGAATCGGACTTTACTTCATAGTTTGGTTTTTCTTCTGCCATCACTCGCCTTTTTACAAGAGGATTTTGCTTTCTAAGTCGTCGTAAATTGATAATGAATTAATCTTGAGTGCTAGTTGTAGTGCGATAGCAGAAGCAATGATGGTGTCGTCGTGCTTACCGTCTGCTGCTTCAATCTTTCCTTTGTTATTTATTAAGGTCAAGCACTCATTTAAAATAGTTTTATCTGGTATCTCTAAATAACTGTTTTCAATAGCGTTTACAAAATTATCTACCATCACCGGACGAGTAATAGAATCAGTTCGCCATCCTAGTTTTTCGTCTGCATGAACGTATAGATTAGAATAACCAATATTCTCGTTAAGTTCTAAGAGTACAGCATGACCGTGGTTATTTCTTTCTACAGCAAGCAACGGCATATTGGTCCCAGAACTTGAGTATCGTTTGCAGAAATTATTCAATTGATGAGCGAAATCATATGGCTTCCACTGACCCCTAAGTACCGCCACGACCTTTCGCGAGTTCGCTTCTATGATAACCCCAACAGAAAAGTCACGATTAACCCCTTCTGATACGTCTGCGCCGCAAACATACTTCTTGGTCTTATCGTACTTGGAATAGATCAATGTCCCATGGCTGTCTTCTAAAGGGCTTCTAGTTTTCTCTATTAGCTCCTTGATCTTAAATAAATCCAAGACAGCATCGCCACTAGCCAGGAAGCACGTTTGCTCATCCTCGGGGTATTCTTGCTCGAATGTGACCCTAATGGTATCAAATGAGCTAGATTTGAGCTCAGCTTTCTTTAGCCTACGAAAGGCAATTTGCTCTGGAATTATTGTTATATCGTAAAGCTTTTTGGCTTTTTTGATGAACTCTTGCTCTTCTTCTGAATATTTAATCTTTTCTGTCTTAATCTTATATTGGCCGAATACATACCAAGGAAAGAACATCTTCGAGTACGGCTGGTCAGGATCCACCCACATATCATAGAAATAATTTGCCATACCATTAGCCGTAGTTTCTATGGTTACTTCACCATTTATCGGCAAAGCTTGAAGTGTTGCTTTAAGTTTTGAGGAATCTTTCATAAAAGCTGCCTCCGAAACGTGCAACCTCTGTACTGTGTCACCCCTTACTTCTAGGTCACAATAGATCCTCGAATTAATATCAGGGAAAAAGAACTCATATTTGGATCCACCACCACGATCTAATCTAGGCTTTAACTCTTCAGGCATATATTTATGAGCTCGCTGAACTATCCTAAATAGCTTTTTAACAGCATCCTGCTCATGGGCCAGAATACAGGAAGTAAAGTTAGGCGTGAAAATAGTCTGATCAAACAT